AGCTTACGTAATTGTCTCCAAAATTGAGGATTTATGATAGTTGAAACGGTCAAAATCGATTTACTGAGCCCTGATCCGGCTAACGCTCGAAAGCACGGAGCCCGCAACCTTGAAACGGTGATCGCAAGCTTCCGCCGCTTCGGCCAGCAGATCCCGTTGGTGGTCGATAAAAGCAACGTCGTACGCGTCGGAAATTGTCGCCTAGAAGCGGCCAAGCAATTAGGCTGGGATACTATTCAGATCGTGCGGACGGATCTTACAAGCAGCGACGCGATCGCCTACGCCATTGCGGACAACCGCACGGCCGAACTTGCCGAATGGGACGACGACATTCTCGCCGCACAGTTGCAGGGGCTGCTGACTGAGGATGAGGCGTTGCTAGACGCGACGGGGTTTGATGGGGATGAACTGGCTGCGCTGTTGGATGAACTGACAGGCGACGGCACGACCGGCAGCGTGGATAGTGCAGACAATCCCTACACCGGCAAAATCGAGGCACCAATCTATGAACCCAAGGGCGAACTTCCGCCAGTGTGCGAGCTTTCAGACAAAACCAAAACCAACGAGCTTTGCGAGGAAATTGAGAAAGCCAAGTTGCCTGATGAGGTCCGCGATTTCCTGCTAACAGCCGCGCAGCGGCATACGGTTTTTAACTTCCGAAGCATCGCCGAGTATTACTGTCACGCACCAAAAGAAGTTCAAAGCCTGATGGAGCGTTCTGGGCTGATCATCATTGACTTTCAGAAGGCAATTCAAAACGGATTCGTGCATCTGTCGGAGCGACTTGGGGCAATCGCTGACCTTGAACTAGGCGAGGCCGACGATGATGCGTAATGACTTCTGTGCGTTCGTTCTGACTCACGGCAGGCCGGATCGTGTTCACACTTACGACACGATGATGAAGGCAGGCTACACCGGCAAGGTTTATATCGTCATTGACGACGAAGACAAGCAGGCCGATGGTTACCGGCAGCGGTTCGGCGATAAGGTTTTGCAGTTTAACAAAGCGGAGTGGGCGGCAAGGACCGACGAAGGCGATAACTTCAACCACCGCAAGGCAATCGTCTATGCTCGCAACGCCTGTTGGGATTTAGCCAAGCAAGTAGGGTGTCGATACTTTGTGCAGCTTGATGACGACTACACGGCATTCAGCGTACGAATTGACAGCAAGGGAAATTTTGTGACGGCAGGAATTGTGTTAAGTATGGACGCGATTTTTACCGAGATGTTGTTGTTCTTGCAGAAAACAAATTGTTCAGCCGTGGCGATGTCGCAGGCGGGCGACTGGATTGGAGGGGCTGGGCCAAAGGGGGCAAGGCTAAACAGAAGAATACTTAGGCGCAAGTGCATGAACAGCTGGTTTTGCGACTCTGAAAGAAGGTTCGGGCCATTTTTCGGGCACATGAATGAGGACGTTTCGGCGTATGTCACGTATGGGCATCGCGGCGATTTGTTCTTTACTGTTATGCAAGCTATGCTCGTGCAGAAGCCGACTCAAGTAACGCCTGGAGGAATGTCGGATTTGTATTTAAGCAGCGGAACCTATGTCAAGTCGTTTTATACGGTGATGGCGAATCCGTCATGCGTTCAAATTGGAACGATGGGTGACCCTCCTGGAAGCGACACTTCCCGCATTCACCACAAGATTAACTGGCATAAGGCAGTCCCTAAAATCATCGACGAAAGCCACAAGAAATGAAAACCACCATCGTCGTGCCGTGGCACAATCAAAAACAAATCGATCTATTTAAAGACGCTTGGCAAATAACCGGCGATCATCGCGTTATATTCCAGCAAGATAAAGACAAAAGCGGATGCGCTTTGACCAAGAATAGGGGAGTCAGGCGAGCGATTGACGAGGGGGCCGAAGTAGTAATCGTGTTAGACGATGATTGCTTCCCACATGATGGCCAAAGTTTTAGCGACTTCATTCAGCAGCACGAAAAGGCGTTAGAACCTCAGTCAGTTGTTATGTTCGACTCGGTGACCGACCCGCCAAGCAGAGGAACGCCATACTTTAGCCGAACGATTGAGATGCCTGTTGCCGCAAGTATGGGCTTTTGGTCTCACGTCGGCGATTACGACGCACCGTCTCAGCTTGTGCACGGTGCGCTAAGGCCGATGAGCTTTGATAGGTCGCCGAAGTTTGGGAGATATTTTCCACTCTGCGGGATGAACTTGGCTTTTAGGGCTGAGGAGTGGCCGTGGTGTCAGTTTATTAACGTCGCGAGGTTTGATGACATTTGGCAAGGGTTCATCTGGCAGAAGAAAGCTTACGCATCCGGGAAGTGCTTTAACCTTAACGGGCCAATAGTCAGGCACTCAAGGCAAAGCAACGTATGGGCAAACCTTAAAGATGAGTCGATTAACCTAGAGCGGAACGAATCGATTTGGAAAGAAATACACAACGCAAGCGAACTGGATTATCAAAAGCTTGTCGATGTGATCAACCTTATCTAAGGATTCTAATCATTGAACCGCGAACTACAGCTAGGGTTAAATAATGGCAAAGGGCAGAAAGGCTATAGCGGCCGAAATACACAAAGCGAACGGCACCTATCGCATTCATCCAGAGCGGCAAAACAAGGCAGCACCTGTTGCCGACGGAAGCGACCCCGAGATGCCAGAGGATTTTGATGAACATGAACGGCGAAAGTGGAAAGAGCTATGCAGCGATTTGCGAAAAAACGGCGTTCTTTCGAGTGACAATAGAGAAATTTTAATTTCATACTGTACAGCGTATTCCGGCTGGATGAAGGCGCGCCAACTTGTAAGGACGACCGGGATAGTGCTGGTCGAAAAGAGTAAAGACGGAAAGCGAACGATCTCTCGCAACCCGATCAGTGTAGAACTGCACAAGTATCGAGAAGAAATGAATCGATTACTGCCAGAGCTTGGCTTAACGCCAGCGAGTCGACAGAAATTGACGAGCCTAAAGCTTGATGAAGCAATTGATGACCCATTTAATAGCTTAATGGAACGGATGGGCCGTGGTTGACTTTATGCCGGACAGGCTGGTGCGCAACTATATCGACGGCGTATTGAGCGGTCGGCTGGTTGTGTGCTCGTCCGTTTGTGCAGCGGTGCAGCGTCACGTCGACGACCTCGACAAGATCGGCGACGATGCTTTTCCTTATTACTTCGACTCGTGTGCGGCTGGTGCTTATGTTGATTTTTTTCCGGTAATGCTTTGCCATTCAATTGGCGACAGTGCAGGCAAGCCGTTTAACCTTGAAGCGTGGCAAGCTTTTGGCGTTTGGTGCCTATTCGGCTGGAAGCGGACGTCGGACAAGTCGCGACGGTTTCGCCGATTCTTTTGGTCGATGGCACGCAAGAACGGCAAGAGTACTCTCGGGGCTGGGCTTGCGTTGGCACTGGCCGCAATCGACCGCAACCCGATAACCGGAGGGCCCGAAAGCGTCGCCGAAGTGATTTTGTGCGCGACCAAAAAAGAACAAGTTGAAAAGGTCATGTACGCCGAAATCGAGCGGATGCGAATGAAGTCTCCGCGGATCCTCAAAGCGTCTACGCGGATCAATCGGCAGATTACCTTCGCCCACAATCAAGGGTCGATTCGATGCGTCGGTAGCGACAAGCCCTATGACGGGCTAAATCCTCATGCCGTGATCATGGACGAAAAGCATGCTTGGCAAGAGTACCACCGAAAGTTTTACGATACGATGGTTACCGGCAGCGGCAACCGCGTTCAACCGCTAATCGGTGACTTCACAACCGCTGGAGATGATTCGTCAAAGCTTTGGCAGGAGGATTACGATTACGCAACGAAAGTAGCCCGCGGCGACATCAAAGACGAAACGTTTTTTTCATACGTTTTTGAGCTTGACGAAGATGACGAGCCGCTTGACGAAAGCAATTGGGTAAAGGCTAACCCAAATATCGGCGTCTCGATCAAAACCGAGTACCTCCGAGAGCAAGCAACGAAGGCCCAAGAGTCACCGGCGGCGATGCTTCGGTTTATCCGCTATCACGGGAACCGCAAAGTTAGTAGCGCCGCCCGATTTATCAACCCAGCAGATTTCGACCGGTGCAGGGGGCCGCTGTCCGATTGGAAGTCTGCCGATTGCATTACCGCTGGCATCGACCTTGGCGGGCGTGACGACCTTGCATCGAGAGCATCGTGTGCTCGATTCCCACACGATCGCGACGAAGACGGAAAGGATATTTGGCGTTACGAACTAACGACAAAGAACTTCATCGTTGAAGACACGACCCGCGATTTAACGCGGCTGCCCTGGGCTGATTGGATCCATGAAGGGCAATTGAGGCGGGTGCGGTACGTTGTGGCGTCTCTTCGCGACGATTTGCTCTCCGTGGCTTGGGATCAGGGCTGCAAGGCGGTGGCATACGACCCCTACAACGCGGCACAACTAGGCGACGAGCTAGCAGAGAAGGGCTTAGAGGTGCTTAAGATGCCTCAAAACGCCTACCATTTTCACGAGCCATTGCAGGAAATAGCGTCCGCGATCCGTGAAAATCGGGTAACATTCGACGATGAAGACGACATTTTGCGGTTCTGCTTTTTGGCGATGATGACCAACGAAAATAGCGCCGGCCGCATGATGCCGGACAAAAAGAACAGCGAAGAGAAAATTGACGCGGCAGTCGCTTCGCTCATGGCATTGCGGCTGGCAATGCTTGCACCTTCACGACCGACCGGAAGCCTTTTCATAGCGTAGGGATGCGATGCTGGACTATTTAACGCAGTTCTCCGGACGGTTTCGTCAATTTGCTGGCCGTATCTTCGGGTTTTCGCTAGAAGACCTCGATGAACGGATGACGGCGTCGAAATCGATCAAGTACGCACCGGTTTGGTACTGCACTAACAAAATAAGCGGCGACGTCGGCAAGTTGCCAATGGTTGTTAATCGACTCGGAGAGCGTGAAGTTACGCCGGACACGTCACACCCTGCCTATCGGCTTGTAGGGTATCGCCCGAACGTCTACCAGACGGCATTCCATTGGAAGCAGCAGGGTATGGGGCATGCTCTATTGTGGGGCAATTGGCGGTCGGCGATTATTCGCGACGCAGCGGGAAGGCCGAAAGAGCTTATCCCGCTTTTGCCAGACCGAAGCGACACAGGTTTGGTCGATGGTGAAAAGTGGCATCTTACTATCATTGATCGCGACGACCATTTGAGCCTCTACAACGATATGATTTTGCATCCGGAAAAGGTGATCGCAATTCCGGATGCGGACGTTTTTCACGTGCCGGGGTTTGGCTTCGACGGCGTACAGGGCAAGAGCGTTTTTGCGACAGCAGCCGAAAGCTTCGGCACCGGACTAGCGGCAGAGAAGCAAGTGTTTTCGCTCGCGAAAAAGGGTTTCAGCGGATCGCTAATTCTAGAAGCCCCGCCCGGAATGTTTCGCAATGAAGACGATGCAAAAAAGTTTCTCGACTTTTTCCGAGATGCCCACGATGGCGAAGATAACGCAGGCAAAACCGCGATGCTTCGCGAAGGCATCAAGGCTAACATGGTCGCAATGAATGGCCGCGATTCCCAATGGCTTGAGCAACGAAAATTCCAGCGACAGGACGTAATGTTATGGTTTGGGCTTGGATCAATTCCAGGCGATGGCGATTCGCAAGGATACAACAGCCTCGAAGAACACAATCTCGAGTATTTAACGTCGTGCCTCGACAATTGGCTAACCAAGATCGAGCAGGAGGCATGGACGAAGCTTCTCACCGAACGGCAGAAGGAGCGTTATACCCACGCATTTACCTTCGACCGCTCGGCATTGCTCAAAGCAGACATGAGCAAGACGGCAGACTTCGCAACGAAGATGGTAATGGGCCGGATCATGTCGCCAAACGAGATCCGCGTTAAGTACTTGGCGATGAATCCATACAATGGCGGCGACACGTATGACAATCCGGCGATCGATCCGCGATCAGACACGGAACAAGTACCTGGAGACAACGAGCCGGTCGGACCAAGTAATCGGCGGGTCATTTCGGAGCGTGTACAGCATCTGATCGGCGTTGAAGCCAAGCGAGTAAACGGCTATGCGGCCAATCCGAGCAAGTTTATCGGGTCGATCGATCGTTTCTATGGCTCCTGGCGTAATACCCTTGGCGACGTTGTCGAAGAGCTTGGCGGAGACAGAGCCATAGCGGCCGATTATTGCAAGGAATCGCATGAGACGCTGTTAGAGCTATCTGGTACAGTTGGGCCAGACGATTTAGCCGGTGCCGTTGCGGAGCTTGTAGCGATGTGGACGGGCCGCGCAGAGGCATTAGTTGAGGCGGTTTGCAATGGATAATTGGCAGGTCAGGACGGTTTACGAGCCCGCTAAGTGGCTTGATGAGCACTGCGGCGGCTGGCAATTCGGCGAAAGCGGTTATCTAGCCGCTTTGGCGGAGCGGTTGGGCGTCAATCAGGCAATCGAAATTGGTGCAGGCGACGGCGGCCAAGATTTGCCGCTAACATTGCTGCCGCTTTACCAGAAAGGCATCCCAGCGATTCTTTTTGAACAAGATGAACTTAGGCAGCAAGCACTAAAGCAGGTTTATCCCCTTGCCGACGTTCGTGGAAAATATAATTTTCCACCGTTAACAACAAATCGATTTGCTGGCGTGGTTGTCGATGTTGATTCAATCGATTTGGATATTGCTGGTGACGTTGCTTTCAAAATGCGACCGGCTTTTATTTGCGTCGAGCATTTTGATGCTGCATTCAGCCCGAGCACTCTTGGCGATATTCCGGAATGGTTATGGGGAAAGCGTCTTGAGCAAGGAGGATTTGTACTTCAAGCAACGATTGGCCAAATACTTGATCGACTTGGAGGCGAAATCTGCGACTATGCGATTATCGCTCTTTCCCGTGTTAATTCTATCTACGTTCGCCGCGACCTGTTGCCAGCCTTGGAGGGCTAAAAATGTACGAATTTGACAAAGACTCTGGGGAACTTTTTATCTATGACGTGATCGGCGAAGCGGCTTGGGGGATGATCGATTCCGCTACCGTTATTCGCGACCTGAAGGCGCTTGGCAATCGACGGGCGACGATTCGCATCAACAGCCCGGGCGGGTCCGTGGACGAAGGGCGGGCCATTTACAACGCAATCAAGCGGCATCCTGGCGGGGCGGACACGATCATCGACTCGGCAGCGTATTCGGCCGCCGGTTACATCGCGATGGCTGGCGAGCGTCGTTTGATCGCCAAAAACGGGATGCTGATGAATCACAATCCATGGACGTTCACGTTCGGCAACTCCGAGCAATTGCGAAAGACGGCGGACGTTCTCGACAAGTACCGCGACGTGCTCGTAGAGGCTTACGCCGAAGCCAGCGGCAAAGAAAAAAAGAAAGTGATGGAGGAACTTGACGCCGAAACTTATTACACGGCGGAAGAGGCGTTGGCCGAAGGCTACGTAACCGAGATCGGCGACAGTGTGCTATCGGACGAATCGTGGCACCCGCTGGCGTTAGCAATGCGACATGCAGCGATGGCCAAGAGTGATCGCGTAAAGCCGCAAGCGGGTTCGCGGTTCAAGTGCTCAAGACCGATGAAAGCGAGTTTTTTCAAAAAGTAGTTGACAACGCTCTAGCATTCGTTAGAGTGTTACCAAATCGTATTATCTGATTTGTGCGGGCAACTCGTTAGCGGCTCGGCAGGTCGGCGACTTAAACATCGCCACCCGCTCGGGCCGTTTGTCGTTTCTGGGCGGTGGCCTAACACCACTGACAGGAACGAAACCATGCAATGGGACATCAAAGCCCTAAGAGAGAAAATGGCCGATGTTGCGGCCAAGTGTGAGGCGATTTTTGAAATCGCCAAAGCCGAAAACCGCGATCTAACCGCGGAAGAGTCGGCGGAAGTCGACAAGCTACAAGGCACCTCGGACAAGCCCGGCGAGATCCAGGCTTTGCAATCGCAGATCGCACGGGCCGAGCGGTTTGACGCGATCAAAGCGGCCAACGTCGTGGCGAAGCTTGGCGGCCAGCTACCAAGAGGCAAAGAGGGTGCACCGAGCGATGAAGAGCTGCCGCGGATCAGAGTACCGGCAACCGCAAAGCGATCGACCGCACTCAAAAGCTTTAAGGGGCCAAACGCTACTGAAGACGCTTACCTAAGCGGTCAGTTTCTTTTGGCAACCGTTGCCGGATCCGAGCGGGCCAGACAGTGGTGTCGTGATAACGGCGTCAAAATGGCTCACAGCGGAGACAGCAACTCCGCTGGCGGCTACTTAGTGCCGGACGTATTCGAAAACACGCTCATCGACTTGAAGGAGTCTTTCGGTACTTTCCGACAATACTCCATGCAATGGCCAATGAGCGGCCCGGTTTCTCAAGTGCCTCGTCGAGTTAGTGGGTTTACCACCTACTTTGTCGGCGAAAACGACACGATCACAGATAGTGAAATGTCTTTCGGTCAAATCAAGCTGAACGCGAAAAAGCTTGCGGTTCTAACGCAACTTTCAAGCGAACTGAACGAAGACTCGATCATCTCGCTAGCCGACGTCGTGACTCGCGAAATGGCTTACGCTCTGGCGGTCAAAGAAGATTCCTGCGGCTGGCTTGGTGACGGCACTTCGGCTTCCGGCGGGATCGTAGGCGTCAAAAACGCATTGGCCGCCGGGTCGATCATGACCGCCACCGGCATTACCACCTTTGCTAACGTGACGCTTGGAAACTTCGAAACTGTCGTTGGGATGTTGCCAGAGTTTCCTGGCATTAGCCCGGCGTGGTACATGAGCAAAACGGCATTCTACGCAACCGCTGGACGCTTGCAGAATGTAGCCGGTGGAAACAACACGGCAGACCTTGGAAATGGTCCGGTTCTTCAGTTTCTTGGTTATCCCGTGCGGTTTATTCAGACATTGCCAAAGACGGCGGCATCTGCTGAGTTTATCGCCTATTTCGGCGATCTTGCTATGACCGCAACGATGGGCAGTCGTCGCGGTGTGGAGATTCGCAGTGATGCGTCTCTTGGCTTCGCTTCGGATTCGATTTACATCCGCTGTACTGAGCGATTCGACATCGTTGTCCACGAAACCGGGGACGCGACGAACGCCGGCCCGATGGTCGCGCTCAAGCTCGGATAAAAAGCAAGTCCACTCGCCGCCTCGGGTGGACCCGGGTGCGGCCGGTGATGAGCCGGCCGCACTTTTTGAAAATCACACACACAATCAGGAAGCAAAAAGATGAAACAAGCACAATCCCAACAGCGATCTCTTTTGATTTCGCCGCAAGTCTCGACGGCTACCGTATCGGCCGCCTTTGATACGCTCGGAGCCGATTATGCAACGATCCAAGTTGCGGTCGGCACCAGGGCCGCGGCGACGCAATCGTCTAGCGTGACTATTGCGATCACCGAAGCGGATGCAGCGACCGGAAGCTACACGACCTTCAACTCGGAGCTGTCGAAGGCGGTGGCAATTGGAACGGCTGCACAAGTCGCCGTCTTTCACGTCAATCTCGACGGAACGCGAAAGCGGTTCCTGAGAGTGCTGAGCACGCCCGGCACGGTCGCGACGGCTGACGCTGTTGGTATCGCGGCAATCGGCGTTCTGGATCCTGAGATCAGGCCAAGCGGCACGACCGGACAAGGCAACGTAGTCGTTGTGGCCTAAGTTTAATAACCACCCGAGGCGCAAAGTGGAAACGAAAGAAGTAAAGATCACGGGCTGCATGACGGCACCCCGCTACGTCAACTGTTTTTGCAGAAATGTTATCGACGCAGCATTTCGAAAAACGGGAATCCCGCTACAGGTTAGCGGCGGCGTGTTTTACGGGCAGTGTATGCAAAAAATGCTAGAGCAATCGATTGAGGCCGGCGTAGACGTCGCAGTTACAGTCGATGGCGACAGCGTATTTACCGCATCGGATTTGATGCAGGTCGTGCAGACGTTGGTCAACACCGAAGCGGATGCGGTTTCGTGCTTTCAGGCACGTCGCGGCGATGCGGTTGTACTGACCTCATTACGTGATGGCAACAAGCTCGAAATCGGAGAATCGCCGATCAGAGTTGCGACAGCTCATTTCGGTTTGACGGCGATCGATTTGCACAAGCTCAAGAACGTGCCGAAACCGTGGTTCATTTGCTCGGCAGACGAACGCGGGGAGTTTGGCGACGGCCGAACCGACGACGACATTCATTTTTGGCGACAATGGGAAAGGGCTGGCAATTCGTTGTACTTGGATCCAAAAGTAAGAATCGGACACCTCGAAGAGATGATCGTGATACACGACCCGACGACGTTTGAGGCGAAGCACATCTACCCGAATCAATGGGTCAAGGAATGTTTGTAGAACTTAAAGCCGATTGGCGGCGTTTTTCTGCTGGGCATCGCCTCGACAGCGAGGTTATCGGCGGCGGGGTTGCGGATCTATTGTGTCGGATGAACTTGGCGGAGGTAGTGAAGGATGCAAACGCTAACGAACTTGCAAGCGACCGAGCCGGCAACGGGACCGAGCGTTCGCGTCACGATCAAGCCGACGAACGACCCAGTCACGATCGAAGAGGCGAAGCGTCAACTCAACATCGCCGCAAGCGATGAGGCACACGATGAGCGGCTAGCCGATTTGATCCAAGAGGCAACGGAGACTTGGGAAGCGGACACGCATACGAAGATGATCACCCAAACAATCGAGCATGTCCAAGAGCGATGGGAGCCAAACATACGGCTAAGCTTTCGGCCGCTTCAATCGGTTTCGTCGGTCAAGTATCGAGACAGTGCCGGAACGCTACAGACGGTTTCGGCAAGTGATTACAAACTTGACATTCCGAACGGGCTGGTCAGGTTTCGGCGACAGTACACGGTGCCGACTTACCAGGAAGAGTGGGACGCATGGCAGATTGTTTACGTTGCCGGATACGGAGCGAACACGACCGACGTTTCACAACTGGACCGCGGAGCAATCTTGATGCTGGTCGCACATAAGTTTGAGACGCCGGACATGCTCTATTCGACGGCTATTTATGACGATTCGCGATATGCCCAACTCGTTTACAAGCGGATGAGGGCCACGTATCCATGACCTACCGCCCGGGCAAAATGTTTCGCGTTGGTCAGATGCGTGATCGTGTTACCGTCAGCACGGAAGGCACGACACAAGACACGGCGGGGCAGCCGGTTGTGTCGCTTTCGTCTTGGCTTGTCGATGAGCCGGCAAGCTTCGAATCAACCGCAGGCGGCGAGACGACAAGAGGGCGACAAGTCGAAGCAGGGATCAATGCGGTATTCACGGTGCGGTATCGATCGGGCTACACGACTCGCATGCAGATAACTCGAAGCGGTCAACGATATGGAATCGTCCACGTCGTGCCGGTCGAAGGCAAGAGCAGATATTTAGAGCTTCATTGCAAGGCGGTGGCGTGATGGTTGCAATCAAAGGCGCAAAAAAAGCATCGGTCGGATTAACTGTCCTGAACGACAAGGAGGTTCAGGATTTGTTCAAAAAGCTTGACACACAAGTTAAATACACAGTTTGCGACAAGGCTATGAGGTCAGCGGCAAGGCCGGTGTTAACGAAAATGCTGATGCTTGTGCCAGATAGTAGGTCAACCAATTCACGCAAGCTACAGAGCCAAAGAACGCGGCAGCGATGGAGCGGCAGTAAGCCATTGCACACAACTATCATGACCGTTGTCCGAAGGTTTCGAACCGGAGCAAAAGCAATCGTTGGTCCGTCTTGGAGCGATGGCGGCGGGCACGGCAACCTATTTAGCAAGGACCACGCAAGGGCGGTCTACTGGGGACGCGACGCGGTGCAAGCCTCCAAGCGATCGAGGACCGTCAACCAATTCGTTAAGCGATCGGCAGACGAAGCAAGCGGAGCGGCGAAGTCGGCGGCGATTCGCGTTATCAAGGAATACTTGGACAATCCGCAAGGCAGCGGACTACTTAAATAATGGCAGGCATCGGAACAACCGTTCGAACTTTCATTGCGGCAAAGACCGGCGTAGCCGCTTTGGTTGGTGCGCGGATTTATCCGGACGTATTGCCGCAAGCCTACAGGGTTTCAAGCGGTGGTGCGTTGACGTACGTGGTTGTCAGCACACTACACGACACGAAGTTAAACGGGCTGGCTGGTGTCGCTCGATGCCGGATTGAGTTCACCGCTTACGCATCGACGCGAGCCGGAGCAAACGCGATAGCTGAAGCAATTAGGACTTGCGGACTGGTGGGTCATTTAGGGGCGATGGGTACGATGCAGATTCTTTCGGTGAACATCGACAGCGGCAATCAGTCGCTAGATGAGTTGCCAACGGACGGCGGACAGGAACACCGCTATTTGACGATTTTCGATTACTTAATCACCTACACGGAGAGCGTATAAATGACGCAGCGATTTCAGACCGGCAACTCGGCAACTTTGACTCTGTCCGGCACCCTAACGACCGGGATTACTACGGCGTGGGTCGGCGATATCGTCTCAATCAACCCGGGTTCATGGGAGTTGGGTGAGCGCAACGTTAGCGTTCTTGCCGACACAGGATTTCATCGGATGGACCCGGCGGACTTGGCGACGCCAAACGAGATTAGCGGAACGATTTTCTTTCGCCCAACGCTTGGCATACCGTCGTTGGCTGGTAGCGTCTCGACGGCCACGATCACTTTTCCGCAAGTGTCGACGGCTACAAGCGGCGTCACTCGCGCGACGCTTGCTGGCCAAGCGTTTTTCAAAACGTTTCAATTTCCGACGCTTGAAAACGACAATACCATGTCGGCGGAGTTTACGCTTCGCATGACCGGTGCGTCGCTTGCGTTCACTGCCGAGGCGTAATCGTGGCCGAAGAAATCGAAATCGAATTGACTGACCATATCGGCACTGGCCTTCGCGGTGAGCGTGTTGACCATGGTCAGTGGATCGTGAGGGCAGACGGCCAGCAGATTGGCTATCTGCCGAAGTGTGAGAATGCTTGGCTTGCGTGTATTGTGTCGATGGATGAGGCCCAACAGGCCGAAGTCATGGCCGCAGTCGAACGCAAGCTAGGCGGGAATATCCGGGGCGTGTCTTCGTTGCCGCCGGTTCGAGAGCAAGAGCTTCTTGACGGCGATGAAGATGATGAAATTGAAGACGAGTGGAACTAATGGCAATCAGCAAAGAGCAATTGAAAAAGCGGTTCGAGCGTAAAACCAAAACGGTAACGGTAGAGGGCGACGAGCTTACGCTACGGATGCCTTCGCCGCTTGAGTGGTCACGTTATCAATCGTCACTGATCGACCCGAAAACCGGCAAGGGCGACCTGACCCGCCTGGGCGTCGCTCAAATGATGCTTGTGGCGTCGATGCTGATTGGCGATGACGGTAAGCCGCTTGTCGATAATTACGCGGAGCTAGACGGTCTCGACGCTGCTTATTACGAGCAAATCAAAGACGAGTGTATAAGCTTCGCGACAGGCGGGAAGTTTGATGAAGAGGCGAAAAAAGTATTGGGGGAGTCAGAAGAAACCCCAAGCTAGTTCTGGCTTGTCGGGTTTGTTTAAAAATAGGCTGCGACGATCCAGAGGCGTGGTTGGATCGGATCAGCCATAGAACGCTTGCGATATGGGAAGCATATTACAAAATCGAGCCATTCGGCAACGATTGGCAGCAGACGGCGGCAGTGCTTTCGATGTTGAGCGTCCAACAATCGATGACCGCAGCGACCGCGGGCCAGAAGATGACAGCACTTTCGCCGATCGACTTTTTGCCTAGCGATTCCCTGCCGTGGATTAAGCGATCTCGCCACGTTCAAAAAACTGGCGGGATCCGTGATGGGAAGTTGCAAACGAAATACATTCTTCAAAGTTTCGGATTTAACGCATGACAACGATTGCCGCGCTAAATGTCCGACTCGGAATGGATGCGAGCAATTTTTCGCAGGGCACGACGCTTGCAAGAAATGAAGTTGCAAAAGTTGTGCAGATCATGAATCAATCAATCCCGGCACATATCAAAATGCGTCGGGAGCTTGATTTGCTCGAAAAGTCTTTTAGCGAATCGGGAAAGAAAACCGCGACATACGCAAACGCGGTTCAGTCTGTTACCGACAAGTACGCTCCATTTACAAAGAAAACACAGGAGGCAAAAAAAGCCGCCGAAGAACTGGACCGAGTGCAACGCGAAGCCGTTGCGCACATGGTGCAAGACATGCAAATGGTTCAGAGGGCGACCGCACAAGCTGCTGCGATTATTCGCCAAAACGAAAACCAACGCGATAAGCTTATTCGGCAGAGCCGTGAATTGTCGCAATCGTTCAAGGATGGGAGAATCTCAAGCGATCAATATAACAAGGCGATTGCGTCGCTTAACGCTCAACTTGCAAACACTGAAAAGCGAACAAGCGGGGCCTTAACCTACGTCAAGCAATTGGCAGCGGCTTGGCTTGGTTTTCAGACGGCGAAAAGCATCGTCACGATAGCGGCAGACATTGAAGCAACCGCAGTGCAATTCGAGGTGTTAACCGGATCGGCGGAAAAAGCAAACGCAATCATGGAGGATATGAGAAAGTTTGCGGCTATTTCTCCGCTTTCATTGGGTGCGGTTCAGCAAGGCGGAAAAGTGCTTATGACGTACGGCATTGAGGCCGAAAACGTAATGGGCATCGTTGAAAAGCTTGGGGCGGTAACTGGCGGCAATGCTGAGCGATTTAAGCTCTTAACTCTTGCGTACGCCCAAGCAGCATCGGCAGGGAGGTTGATGGGTGCCGACGCGAATCAGATGGCACAGCACAACCTAAGCCCGCTGGCAATAATGGCGGAAAAGACAGGAAAGAGCTTTGATTACTTTAAGAAGATGATGGAGGAAGGAAAGTTTACCATTGACATGGTGAACGAGGCACTTGATTACGTAACGCAATCGGGCGGCCGATTTGACGGGATGACAGAAAAGCTAGGGAAAACCGCAAGCGGATCATATAGCCAGATGATGTCCGCAATTGAAGAGCTTGCTGGCGTAATCGGTGCCGACTTTTTGCCCTACCTTGCCGCAACCGCAAACGCAATCGAAAGCATAGTCCGGTCGATCATGGCGTTTTATAGCGGCATGACGGCCACGCAAAAATCTATTTTGGCTGGCGTTGCGACATTTATTTCGCTTGCGGCGGTGATCGCGGCGGCAAGCACGGCACTCGCAGTATTTACCGCGGCGACCAAGGCGGCGGCAATCGGTCAGGCGATCCTTCTATCGCTCTCAGGCCCCAAAGGGTGGGCATTACTTGCAGCGGGTGCGGTGGCCGCTGGCGTCGCCATCTACGGCATCTATCAAGCTTACAGCCAAGTTAACGAAGCGGCCAAGCAGACCGAAGAGCAGGCACAGGCTATGAAGGGCACTTTTGCGAGCTTGGCGGCGTCCGTCGACTCTGCCGTCTCCGCATCGATCGACTCAGACCGAAGGCGGAAAAAGGAATTCAACGATTCGCTAGCCGCACTAGGTGCTTACTCCGAAGCAATGGCGGGGCTTCAACAGGAAATCATCAAACTCAAGTACACCGAAGATGAGTTGTACGAAATTCGCTTGAGATCGCAGGGGCTCAATGACGTTCAGGTCGCACAGGTTAAAGTGCTTCGCGATCAAGTAAAAGAGCTAGAGCGAAAGAAGCAACTAGGCGAAGAGTTTGCCAAGAGCCAAGAAAACGCACTGGCAGCGGCAAAGCAGTTTTTCGACGCAGAGAAGCGAGCTGAGGAAGAGAGGCGACAACGGGCCATCCAAGGCCCTGGAACTGCCGAAGTTGGATCATCAGAGGCAGCGAAAATAATCGCCGAAGCTTTCAATCGGCAGCAACAAGAACGGGCAGGCAGGCCCAAGGAGCCAGGACAAAAGGAATTCATCGCCAAGGCTCAGGAGCTATTAGTTGCCGAGGCGGAGAACCGCAAGAAGCAAGAAGAGCTTATGCGAGCGATGAAGAAAGCGACAGACACAATGCTTGACACACGGGCCAAACTTTTCAGGAACTAACGAATGGCAGACGTCAGCGGCATAACGGCGATCAGACCGACAGCGACAACGATTTTTCGGAACGTCCTATACGGTGCGACGGTGTCAGCCGGTCAGGCGCTAATTTATTCGACCGACAAGTACGTCTTGGCGGATGCCAACGCATCGGCAGTACTTGCCGCCGGCGAAGGCATCGCAATCACGCCGGGAGTGAATAACGGGTACGGACTTATGGCAACGGGCGGTTCGATCATCCTGGTCGGTGCTACGCTAGCGGTTGGTAAGACGTACGTGGTCAGCGACACAGCAGGCGGAATAATGCCGATCGATGATTTATCGAGCGGCGACTATTCGACGATCCTTGGCACGGCATCGACGACGACACAACTTGACCTGAACATTCGAGCAAGCGGAGCGCAAGTACCTTGACGCATCAACTAGTCGGCGAAGCAAGGGAAGGCGGCTTTTCGGTGCGATCGTCTAGCGGCGTGCCGGTGCTCGAAGAGACTTACGTTTTTAGGGTCAAGGCAAACTCAAAAAACGCAAGCCGATTGAGCGTGTCATCTACGCCCGGGTTGCCGATTGTCAATCAATCGCTATCGGCTTTTGGCCTCTGCACTTGCCGAAGCAAGGACGCACAACGCGACCCCATCAATCCGATTTATTGGGACGTCACTTGCGAGTTTAGTAGCGAAGTAGAAGAGAACCAAGACAAGAAGGAGGGAACCGAGTTTGGAGTATCGCCGGTTGAATGGATACCGATTTACGAAACGCGGTTTGAGCGATTACAGGAAATCGTAAACGTTGACGCAAGTGGAACACCGATTGTCAACTCGAAGAATGAAATGTTTCCAGATGGCATAAGCCGCGGACGATTTATTCCGATTTGGTCGTTTTTTCAATTCGAACCAGCGACTGTTACGGATGAGCAAATCATTGATCGAAACGAGGTGGTGAACTCGGCAGCATTTCGCGGCAAAGCGATTAAGACGCTACTTTGCACAATCGTCAAAAGTAATATCGGATTTTACTACGGTCAAAAGCTTCGGTTTACCCACTACGAATTGCGGTACAACGTGCGGACGTGGCAACACAAGCGACTCGACATGGGCAGCGATGGCAAGCCGCTAAACGGCACAGGCGGGGCAGCGACTGGAGCCCCCGCAGTGTTGTCGTTCGATCAGTTCCCGACGTCTAACTTCTCGTTTTTGAGGCTGCGTGGTGGCTGACGTATATGGATTTAACGCGTCCGACTCGGAAGCCCTAATCAGCATGATCGGCACCGGCGACAGCGTGCGACGATTGGGCGGCGGTGGCGGTGGTGCAACGCTCTACCGCTTTCAGCTTAACGCCAACTACAACACTGGCACGACAGTCGGCGCGACGATCAAAACGATGGGCGGAACAACCGTCACTTCGTCGGGCACGCTAAGCGATCCGGAAGCGATCTTCTTTGGTCTGCCGAGCGGGTCGAAGGGCTATTGCATTTTACAGGACGGCACCTATTACGCAATTCAAGCACTCTGCCCGGCCGAAGAGGGTTACGTGTAATGGCGATGCGATGGTTCGGCCAGAGGCCGTTACTCGAGTTGCAGACCTCCGGCCCGTTGTCGCCTTGGCCTAGCGGTGCGATGCGGCACGGTGCTTGCGGTTGCTGTAAGTGCGGCGGGCTATACACGAACAGCGATCTTTTCACCCGTTACGGAGCTTATCGCGACGGGTTGCGGATTAAGCTTGTTATCGCCGGTTTGCAGGACGCATTCAATTACGAAATTGAAGGATATAAGACCGACGTAGCGGGCATGTCGGGCTGGAACGGCACATACTATCTGGACGTCGTCCGATCGCAGTTTGGTTGCATTTGGTCTGCTAGTGACTTTGCTGTAGCGTGCGAAATTTCTTACCATTGTTACGATTCAATCGATGACCTTTATGATCAGAGCTTTACGGCCGATTGCGGCATCTTGAGCGAATCGGCCCGAGATAGCGGTGCACCCGGAAGCGATCGCGACGTTTTTTTCTATCTTCTCAAGGCTGGAATCACTCACGAAATTACAAGCAACGCGGAACCCGACCCGCCGTTTTTCTTTGACTCTCATCCGATGTTGGCACTCACCTTTGAGCCGTCGAGCTACTTTCGCGGCAATAGCATTGACGGCGGAACGTTTGGATCACCGGCAAATCGCGACGTCTCAAAGATTGGATGGGACGCAAAGCAACTTCCGGACATCATCAGCGGCGACGTGACGTTCCGATTCAGTGGGTCAATTGCACCGGTAAACACCTACGATCTAAACGATCCCGATTGGATCGGAATCGAAGATTTTTACGACCAGACAACTGAAGAGTTTATCCCGGTCGGCACATTCACCGCGGAAATCGAGCGGCTATGATTTATTTCCGTTGCCCATCGTGCAAAAAAGGCGGCTACGTCGAAGGGCCAAAGGTCCGTTGCAGTTGCGGCCAGACCTACACCGGCGACGAACTGGCGGCCGCTTGTGATAAGTCGACGCTGCAATCGGCCAAGAGTATCGAGCTACCCTGCGTCTATCGCGGGCCGGAGATCCGCAAGATAGATTGTGGCTGCGAAGGTAACGCAATGCTCTACCATTGCGAGCGGCACGAACGGTGCTTAGTGCGGCCGCTGATTAAAAGCACTTACCGCGGCCAAGCTTGCGAAGGGTGCAGCGATCGCGTCGACGTGGCGGACGCTACCGAAATCGTGACCTACCACTTCAACACACACGATCGAGAGCGATTGCGAGCGAACTACGCACACTGGGCCGCGAAGCTTGGACGTCGCCACACTTGCTACGAAGTGGGCAACCGCGGCCAAGAGATCGCGGGTTCGGTTTACCTTCGAAGCGATCAAGCGATTTGGCAAAAGGAGCGGCTGATCAATCTTGCCCTAGCGAGCGTCGGTCCGCATGCTCGTTACTTTGCGTGGATCGATCACGATTTGCTTTTTGAGCGGCCAGACTGGCTAGAGATCGGCACCGACCTAATTAACCGCGGGGCCAATTGCGTCCAGCTATTCGACGCGGTGGCATACTACGATCGAGACGGCCGAAAGATCGAGGATCGAGCCGGTAGTGTCGCGTCGTGGCAACGCAGAGGCGTGATTGACAACACGGCACCGGGAGGGGCCTGGATCGCGTCTGTAGCGTGGTTGCGAAGGATTGGTGGCGTATATGACCGGAACATCTGCGGGGGCGGAGACGCTACGTTTTTCGAGGCTGTGGCAGGTGCTCGGACTAACTACGTGGAGCGACAGACACGGCACCTTCGCGACGATTGCCAGCAGTACGTCAGGCACGTAAATCGTGCGTCCGTCGCTTTCGTGCCGGGAACCGTGCGGCATCTTTGGCACGGAGATAGGGCGAATCGGCAGTACACAAGCCGAGACGAGATTTTGGCACGGCACGATTTCGACCCGCAGCGAGATTTGATCGTGGCCGATTCGGGCCTCTACGAGCTTCGCGACCCGTTCGGCCAGTTGGCATCCGACATTCGGCAGTATTTTTCCGACCGACGCGACGACGGCTAACCATTTCCTGCGGACCAACAAAAAGGTTGACAACCGATCACAAAACTATTTCCTAAAAAATTGTCCGATTGGGCATTTCTTGTATCGACAATGCGGCGGGGTGTCGATTATAGTTAGGGAGTCAGACAGTTAACCCAAACAACGGAACGCAAAAATGACCAGCCAACAAGCATTCGAATTAGCGATGGCAATTTGCCAAAACGAAAAAAAGGACATGAGCGAAATAGATGATTCGCAAATCGGCTACTACCTTGTGGATCGCGATATCGAAGAAACTGCCGAAAACATCGCGATGATTCGAAACGCGTAATCAAAGCGATTGCAGCAGCAGGCGGCCGCCTAACGATACCCCCGCCCCCGCCGGGATAGGCTCCGGCACAACCACCCCCGAGGACAACATGCAGAGACGATTGACAGAAAGCGAAGAGCAAAAACTACGCGTGACATGGAACTATCTTGGCCAAATCAAAAGCCCGTGGAAGGAGATTCAAAAAATCCGTCAATCAGTGTGTGACATGCTTGGGCACAGCACTACCGACGGCCTCCCCTACGTCGAGCCGCCGCTAACGGACGAGGATGCACGGCAGAGGCCGTGGGTAATGGTGCGAGATCACGAAATGTCGTCTTGGCACGGTCCAGTTGTTTTTGTCGACAAGCTCCCTAATGGAAGATATGTCTGCCGGACACGATGCCAAAAAGGGGTTAATGTTTGGTTTGAGTGCCGCCGCGCCACGCTGGCCGAACTCGTCGGGGCAGGGCTGGAGGTGGCGGAATGAGCAAGAAGGAGCAACTGCAAGCACAGTTCTGGCAGATGCAGTCGTGGATCAGCGGCGAGCGAGACAAGGCCGAAAGCATGGTCGGTAAGTTGCCGAGACAAGATCCGTGTGCCGTTCGGACGTACGTTCTTAAGGACATGCAAAGGCAAATTGAAGCAATGTGGCAACGGATTGAAAAAATCCTCAACACCCCCGATGCTTGATTTCCCGCGGCGAATCTGGTAGCATGCCTTTCCCTTTGCAATGGGATCCCGAAGCCCGGCAGGCCTTGTAAACCTGTCGGGCTTTTTTGTTGCCACCCTTGACAGGTGGCGACTCTCTCGACAATCCGGCTATAATGGATTCACCGGCATGTAGGCCGGTCTTATCTTTTACACCGGAGGCATGAATGCGAAAGGCCGATATAGTCAGGGCTGCTATTTCTGAGGCACCCGACCGACCGACGCGCGAAATAGCGAAGTATCTTGTCGCGCGATACCCTGCACTCTTCACGGCATTTGAGTCGACCCGCGACCTCATCCGCTACCATCGCGGCGAAACCTACGCGAACAAAAAAAGAAGCGACGAAAACACTGTCATCCCTCGGGCACCAAAAGCAAAGAAAAAGACACGACCGACAATTGCGATCCGAAAGCCAGGGCGTTATCTGATTTTGAGCGACGCCCACTTTCCATATCACTGCCCAGCGGCGATTGACGAGGCAGTCCGGTACGGCATCGAGGAGCAATGCGACCACCTTATCCTCAACGGGGACATGCTTGACGCTTACCAGCAGAGCAAGTGGGTACGCGATCCGAACGCCAGAAGCATCGACGAAGAAATCAAGACGCTAGCGGGTTGGCTTGCCGATATTCGTCCGCACTTCAGCGGCGATTGTTATTACAAGATCGGCAATCACGAAGACAGGATCGAAAGTTATTTATTCGAGAATGCCCCACAGATGATCGGCATGAGCAAGTGGGATCTCTGCAAGGTGCTTGCCGATCAATTGGGATTGGATTCATCGTGGCAGATGATCGCCAGCAAGCAGCTCTACACGCTCGGCACGCTCAATTGTTACCACGGCCACGAGCTACCAAAGGGACTTGTAGCGGCTGTCAACCCGGCGCGCGGCTTGTGGCTCAGGACGCGGCAGACATCGATGGCGGGGCACTTTCATCAAGCAAGTACGCACATCGAAACATCAGGCGACAAGCGTAAAACGTGGGTTTGTTTTTCGACTGGTTGTCTGTGCGACATGGCACCGGCTTATGCGTTGGTCAATCAGTGGTCGCAAGGCTTTGCAATTCTTGATCTTGATTCTCGCGGCCATTGGAAGGAACAGAACATCCGCATCCATGAGGGCAAAATATGGTAAAGCGACGCAAGCCGCTGCCGATCGATTGCACCCTCGGTGGCCGGGAATGGCGGATTGAATTTGTGACGCGATCAAGGCTGCCAAAAGACCTCGGAGCGTGTTACTGGGACAAGCGGCTAATTCTGGTGCGATACGATCAGCCGCCGAAAGAGATCGTCGACACGCTCATTCACGAATGCCAACACGCTCTATCGGAGATCCATTTTGCGGCCGAAGCGTGGATTGATCAGACATCTACAGAGCTTGCCGACGTGCTTGATCGGCTTGGCGTTAGGTGGCCGGACAATTGACAGGCTTGGCGATTGTGCTATGGTTGATAGGCCGCTAGCCGAATCCTATACCGACTAACCCGTCGGCGAAACTCGGGATCTTCCGTGTGATTTGGCAGCGGCTTTGAATTGTCGGCACATCGCGTTGTGCTTCGGTAATAACACGTTGCCGTTAATAAGAGACTTGGGAGCCCTTGCAAGGATAGGGCCGAATAAACGGACGGCCGGACAATCCGGCACAATTCAATTTTACCATGAGCACTAAAGCATCCATCAGTTCACACGCTCGCCGACTCGGCCTGCACGCGAAAACCCTTTGGCGTGGTCTCCGCACTTGCGGCATTGCTGGCGAGCGATCCGGGCAAGCCATCCTGATCAGCAGATCCGAAGCGGCAAAAGCGGCGGCGGCGGTCAATTCGCGACCTGGACGGCCAAAGAAGTGAGTTTCGCCAACGATTTTACGGGGTGGAAATGTTTCCCGAAAAATTGCCAAGTTGGGCTTTTATTTTGTCGATACAAAGATTATGATCTTGAAGTCGGACAACGATAACAACACCCCAGCAAGCGAGAAACGAAAATGACGACCGCAACGAAAACCGAAAAAACTTTCTATCTTGTCGGAGCAAACAACACTTGGTCGACAGAGCCGACAACGATCAGCAGCGCAGAAGCGAAAGGGTTTGA